CGAAGCAGTATTACTTCGTGAAGTTATCGTCAGAAACTCAAGTCACTGTTTGTTCAGCAGTCACCGATAAACCAATTGGTGTTCTTCAGAACAATCCAGAATCCGGAGAGCAAGCAATCGTTCGCTGTCTCGGAGTTTCCAAAGTCAGCGCTGATGCGACTCTCGCATCTGGCGATGTCATCGGAACTTCAGCAGATGGACAGGCGCAACCAATCTCACTCGGTTCTGAGACAACTGTTCACGTTTGCGGTCAAGCAATCGGAGCAGGAGCATCTGGCACACTTCAAACAGCGTTCATCAATGTAACGAACGGAAGAGGAGCCTAATATGCCACAACCAACTTCACAAGATGTCCATGTAGACCAGATTCTGACACAAATGTCAGTTGCGTTTATGCAGGACCAAAACGCTTTCGTAGCATCACGAGTGTTTCCAACGATCAATGTGAACAAGCAGAGCGACAAATACTTTGTCTACTCACAAGCAGACTTCTTCAGAGATCAAGTGTTACCTCGTGCCGATGGTACGGAATCCGCTGGAACCGGTTACAGCCTCAGCACAGCAACATATTCAGCAACTAACTATGCTCTGCATAAAGACATCGGTCACTTGACCATGGCAAACGCAGACGCTCCGCTGGATCCAATGGCTGACGCAACTCGTTTCCTATCACAGCAAATGTTAATCAAACAAGAACGTGACTGGGCAACCAACTGTTTCACGACTTCAGTTTGGGACACAGATGCAACGCCTTCCACACTCTGGAGCGCTTCATCTTCAACTCCAATCGCTGACGTTGAAACCGCCAAGAACACAATCTTGAGCAACACCGGCTACATGGCAAACACAATGGTCATGTCATACAAAGTGTTCTCAAATCTTGTTGACAACGACGACATCACTGATCGGATCAAATACACATCATCTGATTCAGTCACAGCGGATCTTCTCGCTAGACTGTTCGGACTTGATCGTGTCCTGATTATGATGAGTACATTCAACTCCGCTGACGAAGGGGCAACTGCTTCCTATAGTCAAATCGGAGACCGTGATGCTCTTGTCTGCTACGTTGCACCAAACGCTGGACTCATGATGCCTTCCGCAGGCTACAACATGGTCTGGAGTGGTGTCGGTGGGGGACTAGGGACCAACACAGCAATCAGCCAGTTTGAACTCCCAGAGCGACGAGCAACTCGTGTGGAAATTGAATCCGCATGGGATTATAAAGTCGTGAGTTCTGCTCTCGGTTATTTCCTCAGCAACTGCGTTGCTTCCTAATATGAAATAACAGTTGATTGTATCAACCTAGATTGAGGACCGGCTCCGGATTATCCGGTCCGGTCCTCAAATCGTTTACGACAGAACAGGAGAACTCATGGCAAGTCCGCCAAACAATACAGCAACAACAACAGCATTGACCGGTTCAGATCAAACAGTTCTATCTGGTGGAGGTGTTTTCTTCGGAGGCACATTCACCGAGACAGGCGGATCAACTGCCGGTTGTATCATTTATGACAACACAGCGAACTCTGGAACGATACTGGCAAAGATCTCACTGGCATCAGGCGGAATTGAACACATCAACTTCGCAAATGGTTTGGCAGTAGTTAACGGAATCAGGGTGGACATCACCTCTGGATCAATCGCCGGTTCTATCCACTCCACATCGTAGGTCTAAACCATGACGTGGACTTATTCAGGAGATCCAGACTCAAGTGCTTTGAATGCGATCCGTTTCCTGATCGGAGATACGGACACGAACGATCAGTTGCTCCAAAATGAGGAGATCAGTTGGGTCAATAGTCAAGTCACCGGAAGCGCCACCTCAACTGATGGTTTGTATGAAGCCTCATATCGTTGTCTGCTCGGAATCGCTTCCAAGTTCTCACGCCTAGCGGACCAAGCAATCGGTGATCTGCGTGTCAGCATGTCTCAGAAAGCCAAAGGAGCCAGAGAGCAGGCAGAAGAACTCAAGAAACTCGCTTTGCGTGAAGGCTCAACGCCGACTCCATACGCTGGAGGAATCACGATCTCGGACAAAGAGATTGATGACGCAAACAGTGACCTCGTGGATCATTACTTCAAGAGAGGTCAGTTCGTAGATATCAGGGACGGAGCGAGCGGAACAGTTGATCGGTACGCCGACTTCGGTCCATTTGGAGCCTCCTGATGACAGGCGCTTCACCATCGGCGGTGTTCCTGACCGATCTGAAAGTCAACATGACTCCGGATTCGGTAGATATCCGAACCAGTTCCACGGTGAACTCCTACGGAGAGCGATCATTCTCCGGCGATGCGACCTCATATGATGCTTTCATCACCAGAGTCAGCGCTTCCGACAGGAACGTTCGGGAAGATCTGATTGACACTGAGTTCATTGTGTACATTCCGGACGCTTCATTGACGTTGAACGTTGACGACCAGATCACGCTTCCAGCGCCGATCTCTGGCGTGCGACCAATCGTGCGAGTCAACACCAAGAAAGATACCCATGGACAAGTGGCGGTCATCGCTTATGTCGGAACCAAAGCGAAACGAGGTGGCTGATGGCTCAGAAGGGCGTGTCATTCAAGTTTGACCAGAAGTCACTCGTTGATCTCCAGAACAAACTGAAGAAGGCTGGATTGAACGGAAAGCAAGTCGCCGGTCAAGCGATGTACACTCTGGCGACACATATCGGCAACGAATCGCAGGCGCTCGTTCCGGTGGACACCGGCGTTCTCCGTGGGTCCATGGACATCACTCGCCAGAAGTCATTCACTCAGAAAACGGTGCGAGCCGAAATCACCTATGGTGGACCGTCTGCTCCGTATGCGATTGTCCAGCATGAGCGCACAGAGTTCAATCACCCCAAAGGAGGCGAAGCCAAATTCTTGGAGAAACCGTTCCTAAAACACACAGAAGGTTTCCCAGATAGTTTCGTTGAGCGAATGGAGGCTGAGGCTGGGTTCACGACATGGACAGGAGGGACATACTGATGGCGGTCCTCACTGATGTCGGCGCTTACCTAGACACCAACGTCACCGCTGTCTCTCTGACAGCAGGAACGAATCTGTTCTATGGACGGCTCCCTGATTCTCCTGATACTTGCGTGGCGTTGTACGAAACCGGCGGTCAAGCCCCAGAGGACACCATGGGCAACAACTCAGCGCCAGTGTTTGAGAACCCACGAGTCCAGATCATTGTCCGAGCGTCAGACTATGCCAGCGCAGAGACGCTCATCAGGGACTGCTGGGACAAGTTGCAACTCGTATCCAACGAGACGTTGACCTCAACATATTATGTTCGGATCAACGCAGTTCAATCACCGTTCGCTCTGGAACGTGACTCGCAGGACAGAATGATGATGGCGTGCAACTTCCAGATCGTGAAAACGCCGTGAGTCAGGATCCGTATGGTGAAACAAGAATCGTCACTGAGTCTCGCAGAGTTACCAGAACGAAAGTCCGGTGCGCTAAATGTGGCAAACTCCTCGCCGAAATGGTCAGCGCTCCATGGAGGTTGCGTTGCCCACGGTGCAAAGCAGTCAACGAAAGCGCTCCAGAGCCTACCAACAGCCCATCAAAGTCGTCTGAGACGGCTCAGAACGGCTCCTAGAGGCTCAAATATGGCTGAAATGGGCAGATATACCGGTCAATCGCTCAGAGAGCGCCTGAGAGCGCCTCAGCGCTACAACGATTTGAGCGGTGTTTGCACTAGGATCGGAGAATGAGCGTGGAATTGACCAAAGCCGAGTCCGTCAAGCAGGGAGATTTCGTGTCCTACCGGACCGCCAAAGGAAATTACATTGCGGAAGTCAAACGAGTCGTGACCTCTGGAACCGAAACCGTGGTCACCAGCGAAGGCGGAACCGAAACGATTGAAGTCTCAGAGGATTCCCCTGTCGCTATCGTCAGCATCTTCATCAACAACGAAGATGGAACGTTCTCCAGAAGCGACCGTGACGTTCCGGTCAAAGTTTCCATGCTCCGCCACAGGAGCGAACCGATGATGAAGCAAGTATCTCAGAAAGTCCGGACAGCGTTGGAGAACAAAGTCAAGGACCACAATGAGAAGGTTGGCTCCACCGCCAGCAAACGAACAACGTTGAGAACCCTGATCGCCGTCTTTGAGCGAGGCGTTGGCGCATATCGGACCAATCCGCAATCGGTACGTCCGACAGTGAGTTCTCCGGATCAATGGGCATACGCCAGAGTCAACTCATACCTGTATGCTCTACGCAACGGAAGGTTCCGAGGAGGCACACACGACACGGATCTTCTCCCGAAGGGACACCCGAAATCCACGAAGAAGTCACGCTTCAAACAGATCAGCAAAGACACTTACAAACCGACCGCTGGCATGATCGCCTCGGCTCGGCGTGGTTTGAAACTCAGATCGGAGCAACCGCCCAGCAAACGAGGCGGAACTCCTGTGGGTATCGCTAGAGCCAGAGACATCGTGAATGGAAAGTCTTTGAGCGCCAGCACAGTCCTCAGAATGTATTCGTTCTTCGCTCGCCATGCTGTAGATGAAAGAGCCGGAGGCTGGGATCCCTCAGATGACAACTACCCAAGCAAAGGTTTTCAGGCGCACCTTTTGTGGGGAGGAAGCGAAGGGAAGGCGTGGAGCAAACGAATCAGGGACCAGATCATGGAAGAACGCAAAGCAAAGAAAGAAACACTAAAGGAGGCAACTCAAATGATGCTAGAAAAAGGATACGGATACGAATACAAGGACTACGGTGGCGAGGACTTGAGCGATGATCCAATGACACTGATGCTGATGGCGTACCGCAGTCTCATCAACCACCCACATTGTCACCACATGTTGGAACCGATCATGATGCTCATTCATGAACTTCAGGAGAAAATGGTTGAGGAAGAACAGATGGAACACGAGGAGGAGCATCGCCGAGAAGAAATGATGGAAGATGAGGGCATGATAGAAATTGACCTTGATCGGGAAGATGAGGAACGATACGGATTCAACTACTCAACGCCGTCAGGGAAAGCCCAGAAAGAAATCGTGATGGAAGATGGACAGTATTGTGTCCGCTCCAAGACAACCGGCAGATCGTTCGGTTGCTACAAGTCACGACCTCAAGCAGAGGCACGTCTCCGCCAGATAGAATCGTTCGCTGACTCCAGCGTGTATTCAGCGACAGACAAAGAACTGATCCAATGGCACGACAGGGTTCACACACTCAAGACAATAACTCCGGACATGGTGACACTTCACGACCTCATTGAAGAAGAACTGGAGGATCGTGGATTCGCTCCGCCGTACACGCTCGGAAACTCCGAAGCGAAACTAGCGATGCTGGAAAAGATGGAAGGCTCATTGCCAGTCGTCAAACAAGCAGAGCAACGATTCACTCTGGGACCGGTGTACGTTCCGAACATGGAGGACGCTCACAAAGAGTTCACTGATGAGAACACGTTGCAGAAGGCTCTCTGGAAATGGGTTCGCAAAGGCGACCGCCGGATCTACTTGCAACACTCGGAGAAGGAAGCCGGAGAGATGGTTGAGATCCTGACGTTCCCATTCCCGATAGAAACCGAGTTGACTGTTCCGAATGAAGGCGTGACCAAGTACAAGTTCCCAGCGAACACTCCGTTCATGGGAGTGATCTGGAAAGACTGGGCTTGGGATATGGTCAAGTCCGGAGAGTTGCGTGGCTACTCCATCGGCGGTCAAGCGAAACGAATGGAAGCGGATCTTCCTCAGATGGCTCTGGTCTAAAAAGCAGAAAGCCCCGACCGAAGTCGGGACTCTCACTGGAGGCTTTGGTGATCTTAGAGATGCCTTGCTAGGTGACTGATAAGTCTCTTTGCTTGATCTCTTGTGATTACGATGTTTGCATTTACGTTGAAGTGAGAATCTTCGTGTTCTATCCATTGGGTAACGTTGATATCAATTTTGCTTTCATCATAATAATTGTTTCCTTTGACTGAAATCTCGCTGGTGTCATAAGTGGTTTTCTCTCCAACTAATTCCATCAATTTCAATTTGTAGGACTTGTTCTCTCCTCCAAAGTCTCTTTCAACGAGTGAGACGTAGTGTGTTTCATTTCCTTCATCATCTGTCTTGGTGATTTCTATATTTTCCATTTTGATCTCCTTTTGATCTTGGTGGTTTTGTGATCCAGATTGTTCTGGTCGTGAGTTGCCGAGTCGTGAACTCGGAGGCGGTCTTACCGCTCAACCCTGTCGGATCAGATTATGATTCCATCTCTTTTTCATAGTTGCGGTTTGCTTCTTCCTGAAGTTTCTTCGCTTCCTTGTAGAGTTCCTTTGAGGTCATGGAACCAAACGCTGGAGACCATTTCACTCCATGGAGGCTCTTGTGTGCTTCTGCGTAGAAGTAGTGAGCCTCTTCAAGTAGTTCTTCCTCAGTGAATCGGATTCTGGCAATTACGTTGTTGACCGCTCTGCCGATCTTGGTATCAAACCTCAATGTTGTGAAATGAGATCTGAAGAAATTTCTCCGACCGTAGTCCTTGTAGAATTTGATTTGCTCTTGTATCTTTTTCATTTTGATCTCCTTAGTGATCGTTGTTTCCATGTACTTAAAGATATACCCTAACACCTAACTTTGCAACTCATTCTGCGCCAGTTGACGATATTTCTTTCCCGAATCCCTAAAAAAGCCCTAGAATCCAAGGGTTTTTATTAAAAAAAAATTTCTCAAAAATGTTCAAAAACAGCCCCAAAAAAACACCAAACATTGAAATCGTCAAAACTAGAGCGACCTCCAATGACTCTCCGCTCCGGTGAACTATCATGTTCCCAAACCCAAAGTGACCTTTGTGTCCTGAGTTCCCATGTGGACGGTCCGCTGACTTTCCCATGGAAAAGTTAAGGAGCCAGCGTGCCGAAATACCATGTGACAGGAGGACCGACAGGAGATGCCAGCATTGAGATCGCTGGCAAAACATACAACGTCGGAGAATCATTTGAAGCGCCATCAAAAGATCTGAAATGGCTCATTGATGACGGCTACATCAAAGCCGGAGCGCCAGCCAAAACCAGTTCAAAGAAACAACCGGAACCGGTAGAGCCGGAAGCGGAAGAACCCGAATCAGAAAAGGACGGTGACTGACCATGCCAACATTCATTCATGGAAAAGATACTGCGGTTTACATTGACGAGTTTGATCTTTCCTCATACTTCACATCAGCCGACACGAGCATCAACAACTCTATCGCTGAGACGACAGCGTATGGAGCAACTGACGCATCGTTCATCATGGGCATAAGGTCCGGAACGTTATCTTTGAGCGGAATGTGGGCAGGCGACACTGATGGCTCCGATGAAGAACTCCAAGCGCTTCTCGGTAACGCCACGACACCGGTCATCACAGTTCGTGAAGGATCAGCGTCTATTGGGAGCGGAGCGATCGTCGCTCAGGCAAACGAAACGTCATATGCGATTTCGTCACCGGTCGCTGATGTCAGCACCGTGACCGCCGACTTTGAATGCTCTACGAATAACACAACCAATTTGACGTTCGCTCTGGCATCGGGAGTTCAACTCACCGCCGGAGCCAGCATTGCTCATGGATCTTTGGGCAATCTCAGTTCTGTAGATAACTCAGCATCATCAGCGAATGGTGGCGCTGGGACTCTACACGTTCCCACCAACACAATCAGTGGAGGTGTGACAACCATCAAGATTCAGCACTCAGCGAACAACTCAACGTGGGCTGATCTTATAACTTTCACGAATGTCTCGGCATCAACCAAGACATCGGAAATCAAAGCAGTATCTGGCACAGTGAATCGTTACCTTCGGGCGACGGCTAGCACCGCCGGTTCATCAGGAAGCATCACATTCATGATTGCTTTCGCTAGATTCTAGGAGGAATCAAAAATGCCAACATTTGTACACGGTAAATCAACAGACTTTGCTATAGATGACACCGGTGGTTCAAGCCGTAACATCTCTGACACATTGACCTCAGTTGACTTCCCTGAAACCATTGCAACCGCTCTGACAACAGCATACGGATCATCAAATGATTCATATGTTGTCGGTATCAAGAACACAACCATCAGCATCAGCGGAATCTGGGATTCCACAGTTGACGGTTATCTTGCAGGAGGCGCAGAGCCAGCCAGCCGGTCCTTCATTTATGGTCCAGCCGGAACCACATCTGGGAACGTCAAGTACACCGGAGAAGCGATCATGACTTCATACAGCATCTCAAATCCTGTGGCTGATGTCGTGACCTTCAGTGCTGATTTCCAAGTCACTGGCGCAGTCACGAGAACGACCTACTAATAAAAATTAAATAACAACTAGCAGAAGGAGTGACCAAAGTGTCCAATCTTGCAGACAAAATAAGAAACTCCGAGGATTTACACTCGGAACTGTATTCAATCCCTGAATGGGGAGTGACGATTATGGTGAAGTCAATGAGCGCTCGCCAGCGTGCTATCTATGCCAGCACGTTGACCAGTGAAGGCGCAACGGACGTTGATGCGATTGCATCGGTGGCGTTGAGCCGGATTGAGAGCCTCTGGGGATCCATGATTGTCGCATGTTGCTTTGATCCTGAAACTGGGGAACGAGTGTTCTCAGAAGAAGATCTGGAATGGCTCATGGACGAGAAAAGCGGTGAGGTTGTTGGCGACCTAGCCACCAAATGTCTTGAGGTATCCGGATTGACTTCAGACAGCGCAGATGATTCGGGAAAAGATTCCTCGGATTCCCAGACAGCCGAGGAAGAACACGACCAGAACGTCGTTTCTATTTCAGATTAGCGAGGGATCTGGGCATGACAGTCAGCGACCTTCTCAACAATATGAGTTCTGGAGAACTGACTGAATGGGTTGCGTATTACAAACTAGAAGCAGAAGAAAAGGCTCACGCTCATCAAGTAGCGCAGAACCGAAACAAAACGAGGAGGCGCTAGATGGCTGAGTCAATCATCGGCACAATCAAAGCCGTCCTCGCCATGGACGCTGAACAGTTTGACAAAGCGATCGGAAAAGCGCAGGGCAAACTCAAAGGCTTCGGAGATGCGTCGGCTAAGGCTGGCAAAACACTTTCATTGAAACTCACAGCGCCGATCGTTGGTGCTGGTGCTGGGGCGTTCAAGATGGCGATGGACTTTGAGCATTCCATGACTCAGATCCAGTCGTTGGTTGGTCGCTCGGCGGAAGAAGTCGCTCAGTTGTCCGAAGATGTGAAGCGTTTATCGGGTGAGACTGCTCGGTCGCCGAAAGAACTCGCTGATGCCATGTTCTTCATCACATCTGCCGGTCTTGATGCCTCGTCAGCGGTCAGGGCGTTGGAATACTCAGCGAAAGCGTCAGCGTCTGGTTTGGGTGACACGGTAGCGATCGCCGATGCTGTCACGAACGCCATGAATGGTTATGGCTTGAGCGCTGAACAGGCTTCGTATGCGACCGATGTTCTGACGAAAACTGTGGAGCAAGGTAAAGCCTCAGCGGAAGATCTGGCTCCCACATTTGGAAAGATGATCCCTGTTGCGTCTGAGTTGGGCGTGGAGTTTGACCAGATCGGCGCTGGTATGGCGTTCCTGACACGATCCTCTGGTGACGCAAACGCTTCAGCGACTCAGTTGCGTGGAATCCTGAACTCAATCCTGAAACCTTCGTCTCAGGCGAAAGAGGCTCTGGATCAGATCGGTTTCTCATCGCAGGACTTCAGGAAAGCCGTCAAAGATGAAGGTCTCTTGGAGGGATTGCTTGAGTTGCGTTCACGTTTGGAGGACAACGGTCTTGAAATGGCGAACGTGTTTGAGAACTCTCGTGCGTTGGCTGGTGCGTTGCAACTGACCGGCGTTCAGGCGGATCAGGCTGTGGCGGTGTTCGCTGAGTTGGAGAAGTCCGCTGGCAAAACCGATGAGGCGTTTGCGATCGCTTCAGAAACCACACGATTCAAGTTTGATAAAGCGATGGCGCAGTTCAAACTCACAATGGTTGAGGTCGGTGAGAAAGTCATTCCGATTGTTCTTCCTCTCATAGAGAAGTTAGGCAATTTCGTTGGAAGTCTTTCGGAGAAATTCAGCAACATGTCGCCGTTCATGCAGAAAGTGATTCTGGGATTCACTGGATTGTTGGCGGTTATGGGTCCATCGCTGATTGTTGTCGGCAAGATGGCTCATGGCATCAACGGTTTGACAACGATGTTCGGCAAATTGGCTTCTTCCGCTGGATTCGGAGCAGGTAAGGGAGCAGGCGGAGTCCTGTCTAAATTCGGGAAAGTTCTTGGCGCACACCCGAAGATCGCTATTGCGAGCGCCGTGGCGATCGGTGTCGCCGGAGTTGCGTTCGCTAAGTTCCGGAAACGAGCAGAAGAAGCACGCAAACGCCAGAAGGGATTGACAGAAGAATTTGTGAAGGCTGGAGATCCCACAGCGACGCAAGTCCAGAGACTCCGAGACATGGCTCAGGAACTCAAAGCGGTGGAAGAAGGCGCTGAAGGGACTGCCATGAAGTTTGAAGGATTAGCCGGTGAGCAAACCCTGTACAACTTGCTCCTCAAAGACAAAGTTGTTCCTCAGTTTGAAGCGCTTGGATTGTCCATGGAGGACACGATGGAGGTTCTTTCTGGTGGAACTAATGAGTTCCAACGGTTGAAAGAGAAAGTGGATCAGGCAGGAATGACCAACGCCAAGTTCGTTGAGGAACTCCGCAAAGTGACCGGCGCTGAGTCAGAAGTAACGAACGCCATCGCTGACAGAATAGAAGCAGAAGAATTGTCATTGGATCAGGCGAGGAAGATTCTGTATTCGTTGGACGAAACCGCTGACGCTTTTGATGACCACAACAACAAACTCAAAGAAAATGCGAAGGAATATATTGAGTCCGGCGAAGCAATGAAAGACTATGCCGACATTTTGGGAGTTGATACTGTCGCTTCACTCATTGCTGGCATTAACGAAGGCAAAACATTCCAAGAAGTCCTTGATGACATTGAGACTGAGGCGAACAAAGCCAAAGAAACTCAAGACAAAGTGAACGCTGGCTTTGAAGAATTTGACATTGTGATGGGCGATCTTTCAGGCTTCACGATGCCGGACATGGTTGACGCAACTGAAGAAGTCGCAAAGAGCGAAGAAGAACTAGCGCAGGAGATAGAAGAAGCGAACCAGAAGATGCAAGACCAGATTGATCTCACGAACGAATTGAAAGATCAGTTGCGTTCACTCGCTGATCCCCTGTTCGCTGTCGCTCTCGCTGAGGCTGATGTCATTGAAGCATCTGAGAAACTCACAGAAGCGTTGACCGAATCCAACGGTGAGATCGGAACTCAAACTCAGGAATCACGAGACGCTCTCAACGCCATGGCGGACTATACGGACAAACTAGATGACTTCGCTTCTGAACTGATTGACTTGCCCATGGACGAAGTGAACGCCAAGTTCCAAGATCAAAGAGGCTACATTGATGAACTGAAAGACGCTAACCTCATCAGCAACGAACAGTTTGACATGCTGAATCGTCTCCTTGATGATGCATATGAGCAGATCGGACTTATCAACGACCGTGAATTGATTATCGCTGGAAGCGCTGAGATCACTCCACAACTTCAAAACCTCCTCAACAATGTGACGCAGGCAGGCGGTTTGGCGAACTTCGGAGCGCAAATCACCGGCTTCCTTGGCGGTGCAGTACCGATGGCAAAGGGCGGAATTATCACGAAACCCACCTTCCCGATATTGGCTGGAGAGTCTGGACCAGAGGCAATTATTCCGTTGAATCAGGCTGGAAATATGCTTGGCGGTGGCACAACAGTAAACGTTGTTGTTGAAGGATCGGTTCTGAGCGAAATGGATCTGGCTGACGCTATTCAGGCGCAACTAATCCGAACCAAGAACCGGAACGCTTCACTGGAGTTCGGCTAATGGCTCTGGCAACCGTGACCGTGGAAGTGGCGTTCCAGAAGGGCATCACTGAAGATGCTCAGGATTCTGACTTCACGACGATCTCAACAGCAAATCCGATTCGTGAGTTCCAGATCGTTCGTGGACGCAAAGGCGAACTGTCCACAACGCAGGCAGGGCGAGCCGTGATTATTGTTTCTAACTCAAACGGATATTTGGATCCATCAAACACTGGCTCTCCATCGCCGTATTATGTGAGCGGAGAAACGAATGTGATTCCGATGCGTCACGTCAGAGTCAAAGCAACTGATCCAGCGACATCAACAACGTATGTGATTTTCCGTGGGTTCGTTGAGAAATGGGTTCAGGAATATCCGCATGAGAAAGATCAAGTGACGAGACTGGAATGCGTGGACGCTTTCAAAACATTATCTCTGGCGAGGTGTGACGGTAGTTCAGAATCTCAAGAACTCTCCGGTCTCAGAATAGCGAATCTTTTGGATCAGGCGAAATGGGTTGGTTCCGGCTCCGGCTCAACATCTGTGTCCGGATATCGGGACATTGACAATGATTCCAACAACCAAACGGTCCCAGCGAAAACATATGCTGTGACGGAAGATGTTCTTTTACAATGTCAGCAAGTA